GAGGCTGTGCAGCTGATTTATATGGATTACTAGCATTCAGTTCTCCAGTCGTAACTATAGTTAGTGAACCTTTAAATTCTCCTGTATACTTAGGAGCTTCATCTGTAACGTTCCTTGGAGCTGATCCTAGTGGTGTATTTATAGTGCCGGTATAGTTTGTTGTATACGCTGTACTTGCTGAAACTGGAAAAGATCCTGCATCTCCTGCTGAGGCTGTTACAATTGCTATTGATGCTGTATGTATAGTGTTTTCGGCTGTTGCTTTAGGGGCTTTAGCTTTACTTCTATTCATCAAGTGGGGTTCAATAATAAGGCCTGTTGCTACAGTTGCCCTAGCTGGAACAAAGTTTTTAATCATCTTAAATAAAGAATTATCAAAAAACTTTAATAGTCTTATAAATGCTTTAGGTGATTTTTCCCAGTATTGTTCTGAGTTCCATATTGCGTTGTTTTCGTTCCATTTACCAGATGCTTCATCCCAAGTGGCAGTTAAGTTCATTAAGCTACTTGCTAGAGTGTTTAAAGCATCATAACTTCCTGACTGCTCTAAGCTAGGGTCTCCTATATACTGGTCAATGTTAAATGAACCGGTAGTTCTACTTCTTAACTTATCGTTGTATTGGTTATTTATATTGAATCCTACGTGTATCTCACTTGTATCTTGAGAATACTTTTTACTTGGTTTTTCTATAGATGTATAGTTAGAAACTACACTTTCACTAAGGTAGCTTCCTGTGGCGTCAGTTCTAATAGAATTTAAAGAGCCTGTTACGTTTACTTCGTATCCAAAATAATCATCAGATCCTATCTTAGCGCCTGCTCCTAATTCTATAGAGAGGATACTATCAGGTATACCGAAGCATGCAGTTAGTGCCCTAAGCCCTCTTATAGTTCCTTTTCCTTTTGTTAGTAAGGGTAGATTATGGTATATTCGTTTATATACCTCTTGTTTATAGCTTTGCTTAGCCATAGGTTGTTGGTAAGCAAGGTTACTTCCAGAGGTTATTACTTTAATATAATTTATATCTTCACTTCCAGTCTGATATGTTTCACCTACATAAGAAGAGAATAAATTATCTATATTTTCATTTCCATCGTATAGGTTAATACCAAAAGACTGTACTACTTCTCTTACTATATCTTTACTTACACCAAAGTCTATCCTATTATCAGAGTCGTATTTATCTGTAACGGCTTTAGAGTATATCCATAAGTTATCAAAATGATGTGCGATCATATGCACAAACATTAAGTAAGATGTATTGTTAGCATCTTCTCTTATAAAGTTAGGAATAGTGTTTATTAAAATATCAAAATTACTAAAGTCGTAGTTATTAGCAACTGCTATTTGACTATTAAACCAGGTTACAGCTTCTGAAGTACTACTAGCGTAATTAGTATATGGTTTAATACTATTAGATTTAGGCCAAGAAGAAGATCCACTACTAAAATATAGGTGTCTATCGTAATGATCAAAATTATCTACTATCCCCTCTATTAGTCCGTTATAGTATGCTTTACTTCCAGATATTCCTGTTCCTATATATGTGCCTGCTGTAGCTGTATCTAAACTAGTTCTATAAGAATTTACTAGGTCTAACTTGTATTTAAAGTTTCTTAACCTTTCTTCTGCTGAAGAGAAGTGTACAAAATTACTATAGTCCGAGTGGTTTATAGATACGTTTACGCTTTTTTCCTTGAGTAAAGAGTGTAACTCATAATTAGAACCTGTTACTGGGTAGCTAAATAAGTCGTTGTAGTCTAAGTATTCTGTTGGACTATCTGAAGTTTCTGATATGGGAATGCTAAAGTTTGGTCCTCTAAGGTATTCAATAGATTCTTTTTCCTCTATAAAATCAGCTTCTATATTAAAAGCAATTGTGTTAGATACAATCTCTGATATAGTTACTTGGTCCTTACTTACAACTGTGTTAGGAAGAGGTTTCATCAGTTTTATAACCACGGAGTAACCTTTAGGTACTTCTTCTGATGTTATATTTATACCTACTGAGGATGTATCATTACTTAAGTTTACGTAGAACTCAGAAAAGTATGCTTCTTGTTCTAGTTTACTTGTAAATGCTTCTGTATAGGTTTTAGTCTGTTCGTCAGTTAACCCTAATGCAAACAGTCTAATTTCTGTTCTATCAGGTGATATCTGGTCTATATAGAAGTTTCCTCCTGATCTATTATCCGTGTAGGGGTTATTTAGGAAGCTATATACTACGTTAACGTCTCCTGCTTCATATCCATTTGCAATAATATCGTCTATAGGACTTAAAGTAATCTGACTAGCTCCTGATTGGCCTGCTGATACAGCGTTAAGGAGCTCACTATATCTTTTGTAATTTGAGTTAGAGAGTAAGAGAGTGTTCTGAATTGAGTATATTTCAAGTTTTAATTGATTCTTACTAGACTCAAAAAACGTGTTAATAGAATAATCACTAACTATATCAGTTACTTTTTTATCTATTACCAACTCTTCTTTTATCTCTGAAGCTGAGGTGGGGTTCACTATGTAATTAACCTCTTGCATCTGCTAATTTTGTATTTAGGTCAAGAATCTCTTGTTGATCCTTTAATATGTTTTCTCTCAAATTAGCTATCTCATCTAATAGAGGCTGTATATCTTCTGTTTCTTTATCTATTCCTACTAGTTCATTACTTCTTCTAACTAAGTACTCATGAGATTCTTCAGGTCCATTCACTGTTATATCCATATAGAGTCTTTCGTATTCGTTGAAAAACTCGTCTACAGTTAATTCTACTACAGCAGGAGCAGGTTGAGCAAAGGTTTTAAAGTCTCTATCGACTACTTTGTCAAATTCATCTTTTGTGTATACAGTTTTTTCAATCTTAATATCATTAGCCATTTCTTACAACTTTGAATATGTTTTTATTATCAATTACTAAGTCACTCCCGTTCAGAGTTGTTTTTATTAACAGCCTATAGTACCTTTCTGGTTGTAGTGTATCCATATATATATCGAAGAAACTTCCGCTACTATCGTAGGATACCTTAGTATAGTTGGTATCAAAATCAATAATCATTTCTTCACTATATTCATCTCGTATGCCCCAATATGTAGTAGCTGGTAGTCTGTAGTTTGTCGTGTAGATAGAAGCTGTTACAAATGTTCTCGGTGGATATTTAGGTCGTGCCGCTAATCTAAATCTACTTTTATCTGAGTCTGTGTATTCTGCTTTAGCGTTCTTTATACTAATGGTTGCTATGTCTGTTGTAAGTTCAGTTAAAGAGCCAGCTGTTGAAGAGTCGTCCCATTTAAACTGTAAGTAAGGTGGAAATATAGTATTCGTATCAGATCCAAAGTACTTCAAGTGTATGCTTGCACTAGTGTACCCTTCGTATGCAGATTCCATTCTTAATAACCATCCATTATTAGCTATAGAACTGCTTGCAAATGCTTTAGTAGCAGATGTTACGTCCATATTAATATCATAAGTAGATGTCTTATCGAAAGCTTGCGAGCTTTGGGATACTGCTAAATAGTCTCCTCCTAGAGTAGTCCATTGAGTTGTTGCTGCATCCTTATATTTCCAGGTTGCTCCTGTTCTATTTACAGGATTATCTGCTTGTTTACCTACCCCTTCTGTCCAGGAGGAAGAAACTGGATTAGCGAAGACTGTAAAAGATGTTGGTATTTCTCCAGCTGTTGCTAGAGCTAGATTAATACTTGCAGAATAATTTCCTGATACTTTATCTGTTAAAGCAGAAGTTATGTCTGACTGTTTAAATTGTATTAGAGTCCTACTAGTTCTTCCTGTGAGTGGAAAACTAGGATCAGGATAGCCACCTATTTCTAAAATCTCATCACGACCAGCATTTCCATATAGACCAGCAATAGTTGGTGTGCTAAATAGGAAGGTGTCTTTTTCTGGATATATTCTATATACTGCCATTGTTTATAATGTTGTTACACGTCCTTCAATATCGGAATTTGGATATTTTATTTCAAATATACATGGATCATATGAAGGGTATACTATGTTATTTCTAGTAGCTCCTTTCACATCGTATGCGTATGTTGAATATTTACCGCCTGTTAAATTATCTACTTCTACTGTTTTTACTGTTTGTACTCCTTTTACTTTATCTAATAGTGTATATATGCTAGATAAGTTAATAGGTTGGTTAATGTTCCATTTACTTATACTGAAATACTCTTTAAGTTCTTCTGTACAGGAAAGAAGTACGTCTCTAGAAGAAACATTTGGAAGAGCTACTATCTCAAACTTAACTTTTATATTAACTATGAATGCATCTTTAAGATTGATTGCATCAGTAAGCATTATATATTGAGAAAGGTATTTTTTAAGGTTAGCTTTTAAAGACGAACTAGTATTAACTAATTTTTTATTAATATCGTACCCTAACGTATACATGCTTAATGCTAAAGAATTAACATCAGAATTTTGCTGTTCACTATTTAAAGTAGCTAATCCCTTACTTACATATACTTTAGCAACAGATCCGAATTGAGTAGGCATTGATAATGCTCTTACTGTGAAGTCGTTTTCTGTTACCATTCTTTGTTGCTCAGCAAATGAACGGAGAGAGTTTTGTCTAAGTTCATCAATTGAATCACCGTCTCCTCCTCCTGTAGCGGCTTCAACGTTATTAAATGCTAGTGTTGAGGTATAAGAGCTGTCTGTTGCTGATGTAGTTACTGTTCCGAGTGCTGTAATAGAGTTTGCTGGAGCATTTGATGCTACTCCTCCTCCTACTATATAGGTTATAGTTAATGTAGTATTTGTAGGTGATATACCATATGCACCTGTAAAGAGAAAATTAGAAGGATCATAAGCATAGTCTAATTTATTAACGTCTTGCTTAGTTCCTGTTATCTGTTCATTTGGGTTTGGAAGGAAAGAATCATTATCTGTCCCAGTTATACCGGACCCAAATTGTATTTGTAATACTCCTTTTGATGTAAACCTAGTGACAAACCTTCTTGGTGCTTTAACTAAATTAAGGGTAGAGGGGACTAAGTTACTATCTGTTGCACTATTTGTTACCTCTTGAAATACGGTATCTTGTCCTAAAAAAGGAACCTCTTTCCACTCATTGCCATCACTATCTACTATACTTTGTACTTTTACTATATTAGTGTCTCCTAATTCTATAGTGGCAAATTTCTCTGCTGTTGTAAAGGTTGAGGTTGTAACTTTTGGTGCTCCTGAAGTAACTAGTACTTTTTTGGATAATAAAAATTCAGCAGGTTGTCCTCCATCTAGTGAAAAGATAGTTACGTCTGTTGGATCGTAGGAACTAGAAAAACTAAAGTCAATTGGTTCAGAAGTTGTAAAAGTAGTTGAACCTGATACAGTTGATGTTACTGTGGCTCCTTCAGTGATTTTTAATGCTTGATTATAGTTAGGGGTGTAGGTTGAACCTTGTGCTGCTACTCTCTGCGTAACTGTTAATACTGTGCTAGATACAGCTGAAACTTTAGGCCTATAGCCCATCATGTAGGCTAAAGAATATAGATTAGATGGGTTCTTCGCGTGTTGTAAGAAGGTTTCCTGAAGTTGTGTATCTTGGTAGAAGGATAGTACATCTCCTAGATATGAGGCCATTTCTATAAACATCATACCAGGTGATGTGGGTGAGAAGTCGTTATAGGCGTCGGGGAAATAGTTCTTAGCTAATTCTATCAGCCCTTGTCTGAAGTCTCCAAACTCCTTATTTACGTACTTTATGTCTCTTTCTTGTTGTGCCATTATTGTTCGAAGTTAATAATTACTTCATCTTCTATGTTAGTATCTTGAACAGTGTACGACATTGCAAACTGAACTGTGTGTGTGTCTGGGTCTCCTACTGTAGTTAGGTTGATTATATTTACTCTAGGAAATAATACTTCCATATCTCTTTCTACAGTTGATTGAATTTGACTGACCTTTTCTTGTGTTAGATTATCAAAAAGTAAGTTTTGTAGTCTATTCCCAAAATTAGGATTCATAAAGCGTTCTCCTTTGGCTGTTAAGAAGTAATTGATTATATTGGTTTTAAGTGCATCTTTAGACGTGTAGGTAGAGTTAAAAACAGCTTTTCCAGAAAACGGAAGGGCTACCCCTACTGCTTTACTAGGTTGTGTGTCTATTACGCTAAGTCTTGTTACTTCAAATGCCATTATCTACGTCCTTTTTCTTTATCTTTTTCTATTGAGGCTTTATATATAGCGCCTGCATTTTTTAAAAATGGAAGTGTGGATAAATCAAGACCTGGTGCAGGACCTGTATTTTCTGTCATTCCCATTTGAGATGCTCCTCTTGAAGCAAAATTAGGTGCAATTGGACCTGAGGTTCCTGATATGTTTTTATATTCCTCGTTAGACATGGTGTTAGCAGTCTGATTTAACATTTCTTCTAACGTGGACGACTTACCTGATGTCCATTGTTGTTTTTTTAATTCTTTTTTCGGTGCTGACCAGCTTGTATTACCTGCTTCTGGGGCTGCAGTCATAGTTGTTGGAGCACTGGCTGCTTTAACAGCCTCGTTCATAACTTCTTGTAGCTCTGCCTTTATAGCAGATCTAACCTCTTCTCGTATGATTTTTCTTAATTGATCGAGTTTCATATATATAAATAGTTGTATTATGCAAGTTGATTATCTATTCTGAATTTAATTTCATCTATTAGTACAGTTTCAGAAGAACTGTAGGATTTAGCACCTCTTAGCACTACTATATTATTTAGGTTTTTAGCTACTGCGAACCTTTGAGGTGCTATAGTAGACCCTTCTACATCTAACTCTACATTTAACTTATATACAGTACCGTCTGGTCCTACATGTGAGTACTGTGTATCTGACAGGTTACTCGTCTGTCTATCGGAAGTAGCTTGATATGTATCTATTAAATCTTTTAAACTATTTGAATCGTCGAGAGATGGAAGTAGCTCTATAGCGCTGCTAAGTACAGTTGCTGCTTCTGATTGAGCACTTAGTTCTTGTTGTTCGTTGTTATTAGGGTAGTACGTACTTCCGTCAGTATTAAATTGAGTAGTACCAAGGAATATAGGTATAAGAGATGTGAATATATACTCTCCTTTATCATTTAGTAATCCTGCAGCTATTAACTGTTCTTCTGTTAGTTTGCCGTTTGTTACTTCTTCTTTTAGTGCATTTTCTATTTTGCAAGCTATAA